TTAGCCCAGAAAGAGGTACATTGAAGACCTACGTTGAAATCGATAAATGCAAGGACGTCTTCACCATATTCAAGCGGTAGTTCTTCATCATCTTGAGGACCATCTTCGTTAGCCCATACGGGATCGTCAAAATCCTCAAGCTCGTCTGTAACATGTGTCTTACGATCAAAGCAATAGAATACATTATTACCAGAATCAGCAAATGATGCTTCATATTCTCTTGCAAAAACAATAGGGTCGATATTGTGTTTAATACGTTCTACTTCATCTGGATCAATCAAAGGAGATTGTGTATAATCATAATGATAAGAACCCCACAATGGGTCTGTTTCAGTAAAATGAAACATCTTGTGAAAGTAGTTATATCCTTCAGGTGTACCAATAACAAGACCACGACCAGGTGATCTTGCCTTATATAATTGTTGTCTCTGAGGAGACCAACGAGTTACAATACAAGGTTGAATAATACCTTCCCAAGCTTCTTGAGGCGTAATTCCTTTTACACAAGAAGAAGGTTCGTCCCATACAACAAAGTAATAGCCTTTACCTCTCATGCGCTCTACAGCTTCATATGAGATTAAGTGTAATTCAACATTCTTAGGAAATAAGAATCTACCTAAATCTCTCGAAGACTTGACAGCAAACGACTCTAATCCAATATCATAAGCTAACATTGGATAGTAAATGTCTGTTACTTGGTCATGCGTAGGTGCAATAATCGCTACACGTTTATTAGGTACACGCCAGTCTAATTCTAAAAGTTCAAAGACAGCAGTAGCAGCACATACACCAGCATCAAAAGACTTACCCCAACCACGAGAGCAACAAACAGTAATAAAGCGATGTATCTTATTGACGAATAAGTCTTCATAAACTTCTGATTGTCCAGGGTGTAAATTAATCGACATCTGTGATCTCACTATCACTATTATCGTTAATGGTGAATACTTCACCTTTCTTAGTCAGATTGACAACAAGTTTAGCTGGTCTATTTAAGTTTACATCTAGTGTCTCAGGGACACGTCCATAGCCATAGCGCATAAGTTCAGATGCGATACTTTGCATACGTTCATAAACACGCATATGAGCATCAGCGGAGTAATTACGTACTTTACCCTCGCTGTTTAATGGGACAACTTCACAGCTACGTACTTGTTCATGCCATAAAAGTTCTTTCTCTAAGCGTCTATACTGTTCTACTAACTCTTCAATAGGGTCAAAACGTAACATACGTAAAACATTTACACTTCTTACACCACCACCTTGATAACGTGGTGCAGAAAATGTCTCTGGAGTACCAGCGACAGAATTAGCCTTAGTAAGAGGAGTAGGGAGATTTCCTGAAGCAATCGCACCAGCCTCATGGAGCTCTGTTCTCTTTACCTTGACCCATTTTTTCTTATCGTGGTCGAATCGACTAACATAATCAGCATCCATGAAAACGTTTCCTCGCATATAGAAAATTTTGCAAATTTTTGCTTTTTAATTGTATCCCAGGACTATCTTTAAGATATCCCAATTAGATCCCAAATAACGTTCTTTAGCTTTTAAAGATATTAACATTTGATTTGTTATTCTTTAGTTCATTAATTTAACATCTTCTTAATCATTATTTTTATTTTTATATTAATATTATATCTTTATTATTACTTATATTAAGATATATCTATTAGTATATGTATATAGATAAACATAAACATGCTGAGTCATAGGGATGTCTTAGGGATTTCTTAATAACCGGGGAGGGCCGTCTATACGTTAATTTAACAGTGTGCCCTAATAAATATGCACAATAATTTCATTCATTAGAATGTTCTAAATAACCCTTTAGACCACCTTCTAATAAATTTAAAAACTCTCTTTCGTTTACTGCGAAAAGTTGTGATTCTGCTTCTTCTTTTGTGTCAGCATATATGCCGTGGAATGTTGCAATCCGAGAATACTTGTGTGCATAGAATACACGTTTAGTCCCTGGTTTTGTAAGTAATATTTGTGGTGTATTCAATCTCTTCATACCTGTCTCAGTCCAAACTGTCATATCACCTTCAAGAATAACTAAAAAATTTTCTCTAATATGCATCTTACCAACAATAATCATATCTTCAGGAATTTCAATTTCTCTAGAATATAGTCCATCACAAAAACGATGTGTTGTAGGGTAATCAGTAATAACACCAGGTATTAAGTTAATAAAATCTTCTAAAGCTTTTATTTGTTCATAACTAGGTGTTGGTGTTAATATTTCTGCCAGTTTTGTACAACTGTCCTTATATAGAACAACACTGTTCTCTGTCATTACATTACCTCATCTGCGGTAATCTGATTATCAATATGAATACGCCAGAAAGGATCCATTCTTAATAATCCTACAATTCGTCTTGTAGAATTCTTCTCATCCCATGATGAATGTAATAGGATTTTATTATTAAAAGGTTTTAATCCTCTTATACATTCGGCATCATATACATATCTCCAATCCTTAATATTATTTTCTACAGCAAATGTTTCTGCTAGTTTTCTTGTTGCTGCTACAATCATGCAAACCATATTCACCCCAAAAAAAAAAAAAAATAAAGGAACACCCAAGACTCCCTTTAAGGGAATCTTGGGTATTATTGTTATAACTGTGCTAGCGCATCGCAATTTCGTCTTAGAATTTTAATCCATTTATGTACAAATTGAGCTCTTGTCATTGTTGTAACATTTGTAAGCAACCCAATATGCTGCACAAGTTCTTCTCGTGTAAATGAACGTCCTTTCGATACTCCATCGGAATGTCTTTCGTAAACCAAATTACCTTTATTCAATTGCTTTAAGAATGCCATTCGCCACATCCATTCATTAACATTCTTCTCTGTAATCTTCCCTATATCTAATGCGAAAGTCCCCCAGATTATACATTCAGTCAATGGACTCAGTTTGCGCTGATCTCCTTCATTAATCCAACAGACTGTCTCATAATCTTTGATCTTTGACAATTGCCAATTAAGACTCATTAGCTTTTTCCTTTTGGATTCTCTCCCAAACTTCGTATCGATGGACGGGAATACTTTTTGGTGCTTCAATTCCGATACGAACGTAGTCTCCTCTTACACCTAAAACGACAACCTCAATATTGTCGTTTATTACCAATGATTCATCTGTACGTCGTGTAATGATCAGCATTATTCACTCCATGCGTCCTTAGCAACTAAATAGATAGTGTTTATGTGTCTCTGGATAGAGGTCACAAGGGCAACCATTTGGTTCACCAGTGCGAAATGTAGGCTCCTCTGATAGTTTCCATTTTGAAACAATTCCCGTAGGATATTCTTGATTAAGTTTCCTAGTTGTTTCTTCGATATCTAAACTACTACATACTGAAGCATTACAAAGCCCTACCCTGTATGCATCAAAGTCCATTAGCTTCTCCTTAAAAATCCTCGATAATAAACGTCGTTTGCCTCGTCTGCACCGAAACGCCATTTTTTAAGCCCTTCTATTTTACCACCAGTAACTCTTTCGATATTCTTCTTTGCTTTAAGTTTAGATTCAAACATTTCAGAAGAACCACAAAGAACATCCTTTCTCCAAGTCTGAAGACGCCATACCCATGTTTTAAAAAAATTAGACTTGTAAATAAGTACAACATCAAGCTTTTCTGGGTTTAAAAGATTCTGTAACATCTTAGTTCCCTTTTGGTTCATACCTTACCCAGTCTGTATTAGAATCTGTTACAAGAGGAAGGTCTACTTTTATAGTGCTAACACCATCAAAAGCAACTAAAGTAAACCAAGGACCACGACACCCATCTATAAATGGTGGCAAAATAATATGATCATCTGGGAGTGCCCAATACTCTCTACGAACATGTGTAACTGTAGAGTCTGCCATTAGTTCTTCAAGTTTCATTCCAACCTCCGTAGTCTTCATCTGTACCCCATCCAATAGATTTTAATGTATCAGCATCTGCTTCTACATCGCTCATACCATCGGGCTCGTCAGGCTCATCAAGCTCTAAATATAATATATCTCTTTTGATATGGTTTACCATTTCTTGTTCAATATAATTTAAATCTATTTCTTCTGGTAATGTACCAGGCTTGAATAAAGCGACTGCATATCCTGCATTACGAAGCGCTTCAATCATTTGATCAAAGTTCATCATCTTCCTCACAATTACAATCGTCTAATACTTCCCCACATTCTTCACAAGTCTCTTCTTCAATCCAGTCCTCATCATCCTCAATACCTTCATCCTCGATACCTTCATCCTCAAAATAATCCTCAAATGATTTCTCGCTCATTTAAACCACTCCTTAATACGACATAGAACACGATAATCAAATGTTCTTTTATAAAGATTCTTGAATTCTTCTGAAGTTTTAAGAGCTTTATCTACTAACGTCTTATACTCCTCTAAATTCTTATCAACAGCATCGACATGATTAGCTGCTACATTACAGCGCGTTATAAGAGAATCTGTGCTATCATTTGCACTAGCCTCACGTAGCCAATTTGAAAGTCGAGACATTAGTTCGCCTCCGTTCCACTTAGTTTCTGAATAAGTTGTTCAGCGATGTGATCAGATGTCCACTGCACACCTTCAATAAAACTAAGCCCCATAAGAGCAAGGAGTGCAGAGCGCTGATCTGGTGGAACACGTACACCAAGATCATTTTCAAGTTTAACTAGAATTTTCTCACAAGACGCTTTCGCTGAAATAACAGTTAATGCTTCCAATTCATTAAAATTCATCAGGCTCTCCTTCGAAAAAAAAAAAAAGAGCTTTTTAAGGCTCTAAGAAATAGACCTCCCTTTTGGGGAAGTCTAAAGTCTCAACCATCGTCCCTGCGGAACGTAGCCATCCACACATGTCCCGGACCTAAATGCACAGTTCGTGCATATGCTTCCGCCGTTTCCTTTGTGGGAAAGAAAAGCATCGGCTTGCCGTCGTAGGATTCTGCAACGCCACGGACGTACCAAAGATTTACTTCAGTCCAACCATCTCCGAGAATAGCGCCGGGAATTTTTACGTCATTTGCAAGATACGACATTGGGTTCTCCTGTTGGATAAGTATAGCTCGGGGAGTTTCTTCTGTGGTGATCCCCGACACCGCGGACTACATTTCTAGAGCACCTGTCCTCGTGCTTTCTTCGTTCCTCAAAGAGGACCAGACGAAGATCGGATTTGTCCTGTCCGCAACAGTGTCTACTTGGAGCTTCGTGTGCTTAGCAGTTAGCGGGCTAAGCACAATCGACTCGTGACGCACGTGACAATGCGTGTGGCATCATATACTCGGCTTGAAGGCGATGGCCATAATGACCCTCCAAGCTGTAGTCGGTCGATTTGCAATCAAGAAGACATTAAGGGGAGACTCCCCACCGACGATCTTCCAGACCCACCGTTTTTACCCCGGGCACGGCTGACCCGCGTTGTGTCTACCGAACGGTTGCATGTCAACACAGCTTCCCACATGGTTTCTCAGGCTCATATGGGCGTACGATTGAGGAGATTTTGAGATATCTCCAGCCTATAATTTTAGTCCAGGCAATGACCTCAAGGACAACTACTAAGGTTGCATCGTGAGCACCCGTTTCGCTGAATTTCTCATAGTTTGCTTTCGACCCATCTTTAACCTCTGGGTCTCGACCGTGAGATGGAGGCGCGGTATTTTAACGAGACCGCAAACTCGATCTACTAAAAGAGCTCCGGGTTGGGACCACGGTAGTGGCTCAATTCGGGATACTCCGATGCAAGAAACCACTTCACCCACAACGACGGATTGTCCGCCGTGATGTCTATCAACTCATTCAACTCCATTGAATTTCTCCGTAAAAGACTGCGTTCGGCGTCCCTAATGATGAAATCGATTAATTTCTGGATAATCTTTCTCCAGAATCTTTCTGACGGCTGTTCTTGCTTCATCCATTGAAATCTCCTGACGCGGTTTATTTACGAGAACCGCAAAACTCGATACACATACAAGAGGATGCTTACAGGATTACATTCATCCGCCCACGCATCTGCCTCATCCTGCGTGTGTTAGTTACGGGCAGTTACTTTTTACCTTTCGGTATTCATAACTCGTATGTGTAAATCAAAATTAACGGCGGCTTATTTCACAACCGCAAGGGTAGGTATGCCTGCCTTTTTAAAAGAGATTGCTCGTGAACGCAACAGCTCCTTCTTGAGACTGACATATTCCCCCAGATGGTCAGGACAAGGAATCCAATTGAGGAAACCATTGTCCGTAACGCAGAATCGACACTGCTTACGGAAGTCATCACAACGATACAGCAGTGGTTTCATTTCGATCTCCTAATTTAGTATATCACTAAGAAGTGCCGGTTACTCACGTCCGGCGGCACGGCACTGGAAACGTTCCACTGTTACATGGATTATCCATTGAGTTTTGGAGGGCTCAATGGAACACAATACGGAATGAATTCCGTCCAGCAGTGTCAGGTGGCCTACTATTTTACCTGTTTGGCACCAGGTCAGCTCAACGTTCTCTTACCTCATCCTTGAGGGAAGCAAAGAGCCAATTAGGAATGTCCATGATGAACATGGCGCGATTCATTTCTAGACGAAGCCTATGGACTGCTTCTATTGCGTCTTCTTCTGCAGCCTTAGGTATAACCCGAGCTGGTTCCGTCACAAGATCACCATCAATCTCGCGCGTGCGTGGAGGGATCAATACACACCACATGTTACTTTCTCCTTACGCCTGAATGTGAGTCCAGGCACGAAGTGTACGCCGCTTCTGAATCTTCCGTGCAATCCAAGAAAACAACATGCCGATGCTCTTGAAGACTTCTCCAATTGCTTTGGAGAAACCATACAAGAGGAATCCCATTACCAAACCGCCGCTGGTGTAGTAGGCAACATGACTCTGCCAGCCTTCACCTTCGAGCAAGTTCAGTAACTCCGGTGTCTGGTGAATGATGAAATAATTCATCGTTACACCAAGCATGAAGCCGATCATCCAGACGAAACCATGAAACGTAATCTTCATAAGTCCTCCTATTGGACTGTCATTGGGAAAGGTTGGTAGGCTAGGGTATATCATATAAGATACCCATTTTTCCGCAAATATTATTTAGCCTTTTTATAAACCCTTGCGCCCTTATACCAACCTTCTGCTTCCTTATATTTACTTAGATCAGTTCCTTCTGGATAACGCTTATTACCTTCTTTCCAACGAGAATTTCTCTTAGCCATATCTACCTCTAAAGTGGTGCGACTGGTGGGAATCGAACCCACAAGGTTTTCACCGACGGATTTTAAGTCCGTTGCGTCTGCCTGTTCCGCCACAGTCGCTGTTAATATTATGCGCAAGCTACCATAAATGCTTTAATTCTAGTATTTGTAGTTACACTCGTATTTGGGACTTGATAGTAATTTTTACCATTAAATCTGAGGCTAACAGTAGAAGAGCATGGAGTATTTAAAGGTACACTACCTACAATTCTATTCAATTTTTTAGTGCTCAATTGATAGGCAAATGTCTCAACAGTAACAACAGGCGGATTCGGCTGAGGAGGATTAGTAACATTCCATGTGAAAGACTTGGAATCATTAAGTCCTGCAGGATCTTCAACAGTAGCAACAACAGTGTAAGAACCAACAGTTGTTGGAATACCAGTAAACAGACCTGCTGTACTTAAAGAAATACCAGGAGGTACACCTACAGCAGAATAAGTCAATGCATCACCATTACTATCCTGGCCTAATAATTGTAAAGAAACAGTTGTTCCACGTACTGTATACTGAGTACCTGGCTGTGCAAGTGTTGGTGCTAAGTTTGGCTCTTCAACTAACTTGGACACTACTAGACTTGATTCTGATTCTACATTATAAGTATTTTTTGAGAATACACTGAAGCAGTACAGCCCTGGACTTAATGGAGCGACTTCTGCAGAAGTAGCCGGTGCTGCTACCGTAACACTTCCTAACTGTTCTCCGAAGAGATTACCTGCTAAACATGTTCCCCAGCGTACTCTGGAAGAGACAAGGGATCCTGGACCAGTTGTAGGAATAGCTGTACCATCTACGTTAGTAGTAGGGTCAGTCCAACGAACAACTGCGGATCCCCCAAATACGCTAAAGGACGTTAACATTAAAACTACAAAGCCTGTCTTTTTCATATCTCGCTCATTTAAACGAAGTTAACTTTTATCTTAATTATTCTGTAAATGGCGAGATGTATCGCTTATAGTGCTCTTTTAATATTTTCTAAGAAGCTTTCTAGTTTACCTTCTGAATGAATCCAAGAACGAATTCCTTCTTTATTAGTATACCAAAGCTTTCCATAGATATTGCCCAAAGCAAATTGATCTTTAATTTGAATGATTGCCACAGAGAGATCATCACTTAATCTAACACTCTTACGATGATCCGGCTGATAATACAACCTAGGCTCTACCTTCTGTTTATTCTTCCAAACAAGGAGTTCACCTGTGTTCAGATTAGCAACAAAAGTATCTCCACGATTGTAAATTCCCTTGATTGTCCTACTATTAAGAAGCCAAGGAGCAGGCTTAAGAATAACGAACACTTCGCCGTCGTGATGAAAAAATTTGCTCATGTTGTATACTCTATATGTTTGATAGGTGTTTCACTGATCGCTGCCATGCAAATATCACATGGCTTAGCATTCATGAAATCCCCTTTACGATTAACTCTAGTAATTACAATCTTATGCGCACGCTCTAAATATGTACATCTTGTAATTGCATGTATCTCAGCGTGTAAGTAGATACTATGTTCCTTTTTCATTCGTATCGCATATTTGACTTGAAGAGGGTGTGTTTTAACATAGGAGTTTTTACCTATAGAAAGAACACGCCCTCTCTTGTCATAAATGATTGCTGTCAGATTAGGTCTCACAAATTAATCACACCTTGTCCAAGACTCCGATGGAAATGCAGTACCATTAGGAACAATGCTCGTGCTTCCTAGATTAATATTTCCGCCAACATCACAATACTGCCCTGCTCCTGCTGGCCAAGCTGCATCAAAGCCTTCTTCACAAGAACACTCGGAACCTACTGCAACGCGACCTAGGACAATATAACCCTTGGTAGTAGTAGCTTTTCTATACACATAATTATCCGTAGTCATTGCACCAGCTACTAACCTGCCAACAACTTTTCTAGTGGATACAGGCCATACAATTGAGATTCTGACAATCCCAGGAGCATTTGGATCTGCAGCAGGCTCTTCAGGGATTGTATACGGAACAAATACACTATTACTATTAAATCCCAATTTAGTCGTTACATACGCTCTTAAGCAAGCTTCTCCTAGACGTGTAGTAGGGAATGTAGCACGAACAGCGGGAGGAGGAACAATGATAAAACCATCAATGGATACCAATCCTGTTCCTGTACTATTACAAGGACCATTCTCTAAGACAATACCTTGTAGATCCTCTAAGGGCATTGCTTCTCCTGTTGTATAACTTACAGGCCAAGTCCATTCTACTTCAACCATCTGTGCCTGCACGTTCGCAGCGAACAAACATAACAAAATTCCTAAAATTCTCACGTTAACCTCCAAAATTATTACGTTCCTTTAACCATTCAGGACGAGGAAATCTTTCACTGAATTTATATTCAGTAACTTCCGTTGAATCTAATTTAACTGCTTCCGGCCAATTTCTTAAAATTTCCTCTTCATTGTCGGCATATGCAACAATTATAGAGTGTTCATCACTATAGCCAGTACACCAACAAGGATGTTTAATAGGCCATTTAACAGGACGCCAATCATCTTTATTTGCATAGAATCTACATCTAATCATAAGTGATTTTCTCTTAAAATGGTGAGGCCAGAGAGATTCGAACTCTCGACCAACGGATTAAAAGTCCGATGCTCTACCGACTGAGCTATGGCCTCAACTATCAATCTGGCACGGTTCTCATTTGTCGTCTCTGTAAAACGTCAATTCAACACTGGCAACTTCTAGTCGCAGACCCCAAGCAGTCATGCTCTCAATTGCTTCTTTTCGCGTTTGGAAACTTGTCAAATTCTCAAGAGCCTCCCAAGACGTCGGTTTCCGCCAGATAAGCGTTCCTTGAACGTAATGAAGACCTCTCCCGAATTCATTCAACAAAACGAATCGCCTGTATCTTTTCATTCAGGTATTCCTCCACTAATTGCAACGGATGCGCTTGGCAGGGCGACATATCAAATCTTTCTTCGCCCATAATGCGTTTGGCGAAAGCTTCTTGGCATTCACGTTCCCTACGAAGTTCATCAACTAATCTTTCGACATTTTTAATGACTAGCTCAGGTTCGCAATGAACATCATAACCACTTACTTCCATTTCATTTGGAGGGCCACAAATATAATCAATACGAGACAATGAAGCATTATTTTCAATTAATGCGCACACCAGGCACGTTGCCCTACTACCTCCAGTCGGCTGATGTTTGGCGCATAATGGCGCAGTGGATTTGTACTCCGCCAGCTCGCGGTACAAGTCGTTGATGCGTTCGTTCAGGAATTCGTTAGTAGTCTCGAAATCCTTGCAGTCGCGGCGCAGGCGGTCGCGCTCTGCCGCCAGTCTGGTGAAGTCAACGAGCGGCACCGTGAACGTCGTTGGGATTGTGTCGCTCACTTCAGCACCTCCAGACGCAGAATATCCGCCCGCAGAAAGCAGCACATGCCGACCGCAAGCCAGCCAACCTCGTCGCTAATGACCGCAACGGTTAACGCTACAAACCCGAAAATATCCCATAGCAGCGCACGTTTCACTTCGGCACCTCCTCGGCAATAGCGACGTCGATGGCGATCACCAGTTTGCCGAATTCTGTGTCTGGATCCGGTGGAATTGGTGTGGAGCTCAGCCCTTCCTTATTCCACTGAGTCAGATATGGGCGTATTTTTCGCATCAACTCCCGCAGCCCCGCCAGCTCGACCTGCTTCGCGTCATATTGAGCCTTCCAGTAATCGCGGTTGCCGAACTGACGGTGGGCGTCTTCTTTCCACCCTTCGACTTCGCGGCGCAGGCGGTCGAGTTCACGAAACACCTCCATAGGGCTCTCGCCTGCTTCTTCGTGCGGGATCATTTCGGTACCTCCTTCGGCTCGACCATAGCGGCGTCGATGGCCTCCGCGATGCACGTACGGAGATCAATCTCCGTCCACAGCATGAATCCAACTTGCCCGCTCCCGTCCCGAACCACCAGCCGAATCGTGCCGCTGTTTAGCAATCGCCGCGCCTCCGCCAGCTCAAGGCGCAAATGGTCGAGTTCCTTTGCCCTGCTTTCGTTTTGCTTTGCTGAGACTGTGCTAAGCGCAGCTGCTTCTTTTTCACCTTCACGGTCATAATGTTCTTTAGTACTCATTTGTTCTCCTTTAGCCATTGCTTAATAGTACCTACTCTCCAATACATTCGATGTGAAATATCTCCATACATTTTTACTCTAGGATAATCAACACCAGCACCTTTTTTACACTTACGAGAGAGCGCTTCTAAACTTGTATCAGGTTTAGGAAATTTGCCTCTGTGAACTCTAGACAACAGAGTAGTCCTCTTTATTTCTAAAATCTCCATTAAGTCTTTCAAACTTAATAGCGTATGATCTGGAAGTTTTAATGATTCGCAATTTATAATCATAATCACCTCACAAGACTAACTACATAAGTATCATAGTCTAGTTCATTAGCATAAAACTCAGGTAATTTAAATCCACCATATTTTAGGATACATGTGTTAGTTTCTTCTTCATTATAAATAGAACACCAAAGACTTTTAAGACGGGAGGTATTTAATGCAATACGATTTTTAGTGTCATCTTCAAAAGGTAATGGATAATAAATTCCATTAAGAGGTCCAATAAGTGATGCATACATCATAATTTAAACTCTCCAAATTATTCACCAATAGTATATATTAGGCTTACGGTAGTCAGGCCAGTTAAAAGGATAGTCTGCATTAGCCAGATCAATACTTGCGAGAAACTTATATTCCTTACGTCTTGCTGGTCTTGTACTGTGAAGACTATTCCACCTAGATGGAGACTTAGAGAAATCACAAGGAAAAGAAGCAGATCGCCAATACTTATCAAGACGCCTTCTCCATTCATTTCTTTCGAATGGCCGCATATCGTCATAAATATAACGAATTCGCTTAATTCGAAACTTTTTATTTACGTAATACCGAGACATGAATAGCTCCGTTTGAGGTACCTACTTCATGTTACACCTCCTATTTTAAAGGGTGGGACCGGCTGTCTTTCGACTGAGAGGGTGTTCCCAATTTGAATCCGGTAACAGATCCAATCTCTTACACCCCGCCAATTATTGAATATTGCCCGGCATTGGCAAATCGGTTTTGTTTTCTCACCGGTCCCATTGTTTATTTACTAGCAGTCCTTAATTCTACACAATAACGTGCATATTGAATTACTAATTGATATCCATCTGCCTCTAGATCAGTCATGTTTTTATAACCAAACTTTTGAGCAATAAGATTCCATTCGTCCATACGTATCCTATAAGAATCTTCTGAAAGTCTTGCTAACATGTTATAAAGAATATCTTGCTGTTCTTTCAATGATCCCATAATCAATCTATGACGGTTGGTTTCCTCTGGAGGTAATGGGATTGTCTTAATAACTTCTGCATCATCAAGTTTATCTTGCGAAATATAACTCATTTTAATCTCCTTTTGAATATGCCGGTTACGATTATCCGGCGTGTATCTGTTAGGACCACCAAACACAACAGTACACCGACTTTCAATTGTTAGTTAATGGTACTATTACTTTTCATAGCCTCAGACTTAGGTTTAGCGATTACATACTCCTTCGATATAACGCCACCGACACCAGGATTAACTATAATATCATTTAACCACAGCGTAATAGGTCCATTTTTGGTGTGGTATGTATGATCGTGGCCTCTCCTTGCATGTTCTCTGGGTGAACGATGCGTTCCTCCTTTTGCCGAATAAGTCTTAGCTTTTCTCTCTACTTTAAGTAACCAATAATCATCCATTGGTAAGGCATTTACTGGATGTCGTCGTTTGGGATGTCTTTCTGTCTTAACGTTAGCACACGAAAGAATATTTAACACTTCTAGTATCGGTGAGAACAATGCGCTAACGAGCTCAGACTTACCATTATATTTTATGTCTTCATACTTTACATTTACAAGATGTCTACCATCTACTATGCCTAAAGACCAAGGTTCTCTTACTATAAAAATAGGTGGATACATCTTCCATATATTATTTACAGGATTTTTGAAATATGCCTGTAACCCGATTGTTTCGAGGATGTCTCCTGTCTCTTTAGAAATAACTTTCACATGTCGCGCATGCATACATATTGAAAGTTTTTCGGTCTCTGTTATCCATTCAAATAAACAGTTATCAAAAGGCAAATTTAATTTCTTTCCAATTAATGCATTATGTTGTGTATTCCTACTACAATAGCCACCCTCGGGTAACATAAATTTACCAAAAGATAGAAATGAGTCAGGAACTAAATCTTTCTTTACCAGTTCTACGTAAAAATTATGAAATTTCATTTAAGACTCCTTTAAAGAAATAGTCCTACAGTACATCCAAGAAACACAATGGCAAGAATATAAGCAATAAACATACCACAACCAATTTTTACGCCATCCCAAAGCGTCATATTAACCACCTTTGTTTTGGACACGTCGATAAGTATTTCCAGGAGCGGCTTTTACTGTTCTTTCAATACCAGTATTGCCGTCTTTATGCTTTACAAAATTAGTCGATTTATGAATCAATCTTTCTTTTCCAACTTTTCGTGGTGTATTACGAATAGCTAACCACTTTTCTCTATCCATTCCCATTCCAATTACCTCTTTCTATTTCCTTCCCATTCTAGAAAAGCAATAAATGCAACAGTCGCAACTAATGCAAAAATTGCAATAAAAAATTCTACTGCATTCTTCGCAACCCAAAATAAAAACATTGAAGTAAAACTTGTCATAGTATTCCTTTTGTTGGATTACAACTTAGAAGAAGCGTAAGACCTATTGCAACAGCAACAAACATTATAGTCCAAATCCAATCTGTTAACTTACGCGGTTTTCTTTTCATTTAATATCCTCCGAAAAAAATGCCCCAATTAAGGGGCATAAAACAACTTGTACTAGGGAAGGAGATACCTAGCCAAATTGTTTTTGAAGTGGGGTTGTTATTCTCATATCTATAGCTATAATAATAACTTTATCTGATTAGTCAAGCTGATCAGGCTTGCAGAAAGGCATACCCATGCCTGTTTGCCGTTTTGCACATTGTGCTACACGACAAGCTAAATTTAGAGCCGTTTGCATACGAAACCTTCATTGATTGTTTTGTATACTGATATTCACCCACGGCTAAGAGGCTGTCATTACCGGGTCAGTATCAATGACGAAACCCGGAATCAAGAATTTGTGCGGTACATTAGAGCTTAAGCCTTAGCTTCATCCCAGAGGGACTTTAAGGGTATAATCTCTTTGGCCGTACCGCTAGCCGGTGAAGAAGACCTCAGTCTGACATCTCAACAGACAGTATATTTACTTACGTAGGCCTTTCATCTTTGGAGTGATCAAAAACTACTCGCATCCTTCCGTATCAGTTTATAGTGAGGTCATAATTAGATCCCGATTCGCTACAACGCTCGGGAAAACACGTTCGCGAGGATTGATCTTCGGCAAAAGCCGGAGGATCTTCCCGTAGCTTTACAGTGGCCGGTGAGGTATCCGTGTTACGTTTCCAATGTGTCACACACTGCCCATTCTCCGTTTGCTGGTCTTACCAATGTAATTAACCTGCAGCAGCCGCAGTTTCCGCAGCAACAGCTTCAGCAGCAGCCTTCTCAGCCGCTTTCTTAGCACGATAAGCAGCAAGGCCTTCGGCAGCAGCCGGGTTTAGCTCACGCTTCTCAATACCTGCAGCATACGCAGCTAGGAGAGCATCCTTGTTCGCAAGAATCCAATCAGCTACGTCTTCACGACCGTCAGCTGCTGCAACAAGAGAATTACGTGCAAGCGTTGTCTTCTCCTCATCAGTCATACGCTTGACGCCAGGCCAACTAAAGCTTGACTTGATTGCCTCAGCATGCTCTACTAGGAAAGCGATCTTAGGCTCGTGACCGAAGAGCTCAACCAGCGCATCAACAGCCTTTTCAAGCTTTTTACGCTCACTCTTCGTAACACGACGAATCTTACCAGTTTCAAAGGCCATCTCGACTGTCTCACGATTTTCAATGAGCCAATCGGTCAGTTCAACCTTATTCGCTGTTACTGCCAGAAGCGCAGTACGGATCTTCGGCGTACGAAGGAAATCAATTGCCTCAGCCTTTGTGTCAAAGAACTGACCATTGACTTCAAATTTCTGCTTGATATCTACCGACATTTTGTATTCCTTAAGTATTAGATCAAAAAATGTCACTTTAGCGTAGTGACTATACGCACATCAGAAAGAGGGTTAATCTAACAGCTAGGCTGTCGGACGTACCCTGGTCTGCCTCGAAACAGGCCACCAGGCCACCGGAGGCGGTCCAGGTGCCGCGCACGGGTGCAGGCATGGGGGCAGGCATGGCCCCACCCCGCGTCTCACCTGCGACCCCGTGGAAGTGATTATTTTTAGAATTTTATTCGTCAAAGATTTTATCAATTAATGTTGCAACATAAGTACCATCAATTTTCTCATATGTCTTTAAGTTCTGAAGCGCTGCAATTAATTGACCCATATAAGCTACATCTACACCGATTAATTGCTCTCTTAAAATAGTCTTATCGTTTAAATCAAGTTCATTGATTTGAAAGATAATCTTTAGCATCTGACCAGCGGAGATCCTCCAACCTCTGTTAAGAAACTTTCTAATTCTAAAAATAGATGCTATAGGATAAAGGCTACCTTTGTAGATTAATGTCTTTGTAAGAATTGCTTCAAGAGCTTCAGGCTGTAAAACCAGCAGATCATGCTTGTAATCATAATAACACATTGCATGAACAAAATCAAAGTTATTATGGATTTCATTAGGCTCTCCATAGAACCTTGTAATTAATTGAACACGATTAGCAAGTGTTGCTGCATTATCAGTTAAAAAGACAGGTCGATACGGTTTACGTTCATGTTCATCTTTACCTGTCACCTTCAAAGAAGCATTTAGTTCTTCGATAGTTTCTACAGGCTCTTCTTCAAGCAAATGTTCTGCATGTGTGCTAATTGAATCAGCAAAGTCGATTGTTGAAGCTTCAGGTAAAGATTCAAAATACTCATAACTCTCTTGGTCCTCTGCAGCAATACCTGCAGATTGCATATAGAATATAATTCTCTTTTCTTCTATATCTTGAATATTTTTGATATAAGAAACTTTAACACGAACTTTATAAGGCTTAGCAGAATTTACTTTCAGTTTAATTGTATTATTAAATTGAGTAGCATAATATACCGCTGCTCTTACTGTTGTATTAAAATCTCTCAAATAAAAGTCATAATCATTAGGCTTTTCACCAAGAAGAAAAGATGTGATACAACCACCTGTTACAATAACATTCTCTGCTAATTCCTTACGAAGTTCTTCATGCTCAATCGAAGCAAGCCATTCTTTAATTTTCTTTCGGAGAAGAAGTTTAATGGTATGCGATTTAATGCCTGTCATGCTTGTCTTTCTCCCAGACAAATTAAACAAAGTACAATATTTTCTATCTCATCAGAATCACTAAAGGTATACCTACCACATAATTCATTTTCTGGAATAAATTTTTCACACCAAGTGCAAGAATCTCCAAATGATTGTGTTACCAGAATATTAGTCATATTTGCTTCAGTAGTGAAAATTACATCACCGTCTTTTAAACTCATGTATCACTCCTGTGCCGTATTCCTATAGTATTCCAAATGAAGTAAAATTTTATTACTTAATATATTCTTGTCATCTAACAATAATCTGCTGAAAGAAATGCCAATAATTGGCTTAGCTACGCCAGTGTATTCACCTTGCCAAATGACTTCTACTTCAGTATTTTTATCTATACTATTATCTTCAATTAATTCAATTAATTCGTTAATAGTCATGTATCACTCCTGTGCCGTATTCCTACGGCTCGCGGAAACCGAGGCTTGTCTTTAATGCCGTGTGAGAAGAACCGAAACTTCAGCAACTCTCCGAGGAACATTTTTTTGTTATCCCAAATGAACTTTCGATCATCGTGTATAATAGAACCGGGAGCAATTTCCAGGACTTGCTCTTGATAATCAACGTAAAAAGCACCCAATGTCTCTCCGGCGATAAGACCTTCTTTCGATGAAGACCTCTTCGCATAACCGAGCTCGTCTTTCTCCTGGACATTCTCATTCACCATTGCTTCTTTGAAGCCCACGATCACTGCTTCTGCATCTTGAAAACGCTTCAGTTTGTAAATAATACCTTCTTTAAAAGTTCCGCGACCCTGTTTGTATGAAGCATTAGGGTCTCTCATCATAATGCCTTCGTATCCTTCAGCTAGACACTTTTGTTCAAAGTCAATCAGATGCTCGTAAATGAAGACGCGTGTTTGTCGAACAAGATGCACATTGTCCCAAAAGCTTCCTGCAAAAGAGCCTTCGAGAAGGTCAAGTCTGGCATGATAATCCCATTTGAGACAACCAGGATGCGTATAATCAAAAACATAATAACGCAAATCTCCTGGTTTATTTTCTGACATCACATGGCTTTGTGTTCTATTATACACATCTGCATCAGTAGGATTGCCTTCAATAATTTCTCCATCGTAATGTTCTAAATGACTAAATTCTTTTTGAACTTGTCTCGATGGTAAAGGTTTACCTGTTCTGGAAAGAGCTACTCCGTTCTTTACAATACATCTAATTCCATCATATTTAGGCGAGCAGAGGAGAGGGTATTTAAGAAGTTTAAAATAATCAGGATCCCTTAGAGGATCATTATTAGGAGCTAAAAGTGGTTTGAACATTAATCACCCTCTGCCTGTTCTTGTAGAAGCTGTTCGTTTACTGCATCGAAGTAATCATTAAGATCATTAAAATTGTCTACAAAATGAGCAATGCCACTCCACATTATATTTGCAAGAATATGACTTGGTAGCCCTAAATGTTCATCAACTTCTTCTTCTCGAATAAATGCTGCAAGTTTTTTGAGCATTTCTTCTTCATTAATATCAGTCATTATTTTCTCCTTCAATTAAAAAGGGGATCATTTCTGATCCCCAGGTTTTATTTAATCGGACATACACCTGTTGCACATTCATCAGCACTTTCAAACATCGCATTATCGACATCTGTAATAATAATAGTCTTTTCTACAAGAACTTCATATTCTTCCTTCGTAATTTCTTGATAAGGTGCTTGCAGAAAACCATGATCAGAATGTAACAAGAAAGACAAACTCTTATGATTGTTTCGATAATGTTTGTAGAGATATTCTTTAATCTCAGGAATTTCTTCTTTCCTGTAATACACTGTGCATGAGACACTATTATCTGACCAAACTTCTTGTAATCGTTTAATTTCACGTAACTGATCTAATGCAGTCATATCTTTTGCAAGTCTTGTTCCTTCAGGATATGCAAATGGAAATGTTACGACAACAGTGCCATAGTCTTCAGAGCCATCTAAATTCTTTTGAAACTCAACAGGATATCCATGTGCTTTACACACGTTAACCAGCGAATGATCAGAAGCAATTCTAATTCGTCGATACATGTACTGAGCGTATCCAGGATGAATTCCTGGAGTTACACCCGGTAACAATGACAATGTCCCTGATGGCTTAATTGTAGTAAGCTTAATAGACTTATTGAAGCCATTCATAATTGAGTATCTTACATCGAAATCGCGTAGATACTCATAACCATCAGAGAGCCAGCTATTCTGTTCTTTTGTCGCTTGTAGAATACCTGTCAAACCAATACCCATTCTCATGTTCTTATGAACAATTGATTCTGTTTCTGGGTGATGCGATGGCAAAATCAAAGAGTGCTTATTAATTCTATATAACAATTCTAAAATGTCTAAGAATTCTTCTTTAGATTCAATATTAGGAAGAAATACTTCAGCAAGACAACAAGTTTCAAAAGGAGCTAACGATTGTTCTGCACAAGGATTATACCCCATTACCTCTGGATCAGGGTACTCAGTTTCATTAAGTCTGCCGACTTTACGCGAAAGCCTAAGATTAATAAGACCGTAAGGTTCTCCTTTACCCTCATATCCATCCCAGAAATATTCGTGCAAATCACGGATATCGTCGCAGGCAACACTATTATTGGACATTGAGCGCCACTTGGGAATGTTGCCAATATCCCATCTCTTAGCCAGAAGAAATTCGATATCATCAGGATCACCTATTGCTATTTGCGCAGAACGTCTGACATTACCGGCTACAATAATATGGCCAATAATATTCATAATATCTAGAGCATCGATAGGTCTTATTTTCTTTCCTCTTCGTTTTTCGAGGACTTCTGAGATCTTTCCGATTCCCCACACAAGATCTTCAGGGCCTGAAGCCACGCCGCCAAAGCCTTTGATGGGAGATCCCTTTCCACGGATAACTTGAGTCGAGAAAGTGAAGGTTCCATTTTCTCTTCGTTCACTTAAGAATGCCGCCTTTAATGTTTTACCAAGAAATTTTACCCAACCTTCTCTTGAATCCGGAATAATAAAGTCTGCACCTGCATGCGTGACTCTTGTTGGTGCCTTAAACCAATCTCTAACTGCTGGAAGTTTATCTACATGTATACGCTGTATATTATAACCAACACCAGAGCCTAAAGCTAGCATATCCATTGCCCAACAGAAAGGTCTAATAGGCTGATCTACTACTACGAAGGCACAATTTTGAAGACTAGCTAAACCTAAGCGATCTACTGTTTCAGTTCCAAGCTGCCATAGAAATCTACCAGCAACAGAACATTTGAGACTTAACATATAGTCACGAAGACGATCTTCTTCTTCGTAATTAAAACCTACCTTGAGCTGTGTTCGACAAGCTCCTAACACACGTTCAATAGTATCAGGAAATTCTTCTGTGGGAGCATTATCATCTCCATCTTCAGTCAACTTCCTGGCATATGTCCGCTTGAAAGTTAAGTAGCCGACAGTTGACCAGGGTGTAGTCATTCTTCTTGTACCTCAATAATTTTTCCAAATCTCACTGTTATAAAATCTTCTAAAGCCTCTTCATCATTCGCATATTGAAAATTTCTATTTTTACGTAAATTATTTTCTTTTACATAGGCTTTTTGTAACGTAAGTGCATCTTCAATTAGCAGTCTAGAAATTCTATTAACATGTGTGAGATATTCTTCAGGCACATCAGGATCAATATAATAGAATGGTTCATTCCACTCTACATAATGTTTTACTTTCTTTTGTTCATCCATTATTCAAACTCCAAAGTTGGTTCGATCTTTTCAAACTCATCGTTTTCATCTTCTGGCTCACAAGCGGCCAGTCTGCCTGTATCATAAGAATATCTCATATTGTTAACTCTACCTGTGAGACCGGTTTGCCTAGCCTTAAGAACTTGCATTAAAATAGTATTTCTTGTGTATTCATCATCAGCAGTAAGATTCCTAGCAAAAGAAATAATATCGAAAGAAATTTGCTTAATAGACCCTGAACCTCGAATATCATCAATCGAAGGAAGTCTTCCCTCTTCAAAGCTTTTTGCACCACTGGTTGCTTTACGTAAATGTGATACAAGACCAATCCACACAGGATGACGTTTGACAAGTCTAAGTAAATCATTCATTACTTTATCATGCGCTTCATTACCCGTCTTATCCCCAGCGCCTTCAGATACAAGAATAGTGATATGATCAATAAAGAGATACTTAGCACCACTAAGGCACATGTACTCCAACTTGTCAATAATTGAACTGTCATCTATTGCACCTTGGTGATCTAGTAGAATTACACGATCTTCTCCAAACACCTGATCAAATCCGATTTTAAGTTCGTTTAGTGGAATCTCTTCTTTAGCAGGATTCTTATTGATCGCCATTCCAGCGAGTTTTCTTGCTGTCTCCGCTGGACTTTCTTCAAGTGATACGATGCCAATTTTGTCGGGTGTAGTGGCTAAGATATGAAGCATTATTTCACGAAGAATTGTCGATTTGCCGCTACCTGTACCAGAAATGAATAAAGTAATCTCACCAGGTCTCATTCCTTTTAATTTAGCGTTGACACCTTCTAGACACGGAGGATAAGGCGTTGCAGGAATACTATTAAAAGCTTCTAATGCTTTCCATAAATCTTCTTTACTGATAATACCTGAAGGGGTATAAGGTGCTGCATCGTAAATATATTTGATTAAGTTTTTCCAGCCTTGCTCAACAAGAACTTTATTAGCATCTTTAAGTGGTAACTTAACAATCTTTATTTTGTCAATACCAATAATTCTGATACTTTCTTCTAATGCCTTCTTACCTGCCTCATCTTCATCAAGACATAAAACTACTTCTTCAAAGGATCTAACCCAATCTCTATTTTCAAGAAGTGCCTTAGTTCCTGACGCCGATGACAACGCCACAACAGGATACACTTGTTTATAGCGTTCATACCAAGCTTGCGCAACTGATAAAGCATCAATCTCTCCTTCAGTAATTACAAGTTTTTTACCATTGCCATTAAATTTCTCTTGACCAAATAATTTATGTGATTTACCAATCCAATAGAAATCTTTTGGAAGCTTTCTAACTTTGTAAACATTTTTTTCATAAGGATAGTAATGAGCATCCATTTCACCATCTGGATTAAATGAAACTTTTACACCAAAGAATTCCATTACTTTTGTAGAAATTTGTCTATCAGCTAATCCTTTACTTCTGAATCCTTCTATTTCTTCAAATGATATTTTATTTGAAGAAGGTTTATACTCTGCCACAATTTCTCCTTCTTGTGCTGGGAAAAACGTTTCACATGAAAAGCAAAACGATGTACCGTCTGCATATACTTGTCTTGCATCATGTGATTTACAATTCACTTGATCAAGACAAGGTCGTTTGTAGATTATGATCTTTCCCATATTAACTCTTCTTTGTATACAGCAGAGATAGCAAAACTACTCCATATATGACTAAAGATGTATAATGCCAAGACGTAAGATGCCAGCCAATCTCCCTAGCCTCAAAAATAATTTCACTAATCCCTAATATTACACAAAGAAACACTCCTAAGGCAACAATAACTATGAGTATGTCACGCATTTTGTTTTCCTAGCTCTGTGTTTTCTATTTCCTTAATTTTGTCCAAAATCTCTCTTGCTTTATCATACCAGCGTAATTCATCTGTATAATCACGGTCTTTTCGAGCCATTCCCGCTAGCTCCATGTATTGATCGTATTTACGGATCAAATTTATTTTATTCATTAAACGGCTCCATCTTAATTACTTTTTCAAGACGTTCTTTATGCCTAACAGTAATAGGCTCCTTTACAGGCCAAGAAACTTTTTCTATCAAAGTATTATACCACGTCTTATTTGTAGGTGCTTCAACAAAACATAGAGACCAGGTTTCAGAATATGATAATGTTCCTTTTGTCTTATATTGTTCTAGACAAATGAAATCAAATTCCTCCATTGGTCTCTCTTTAAACATTACTTCTAAAGCTTTCGAGGAGGAAAGATATTTCCTCCAGCTAGACTCTTTTCCTTTATTTGCAACGCCCATCCCTCTGTAAAGCTTCTTACCTAAATAAAAGCGTGCTAAGTAATTATCTCTAATCACATAAATAAAACCAACATATTCTTTCGTACCCATCTGTTCACAAAAACGCCAATGGCCATTATCAAATTTCTTCCATTTTATAATGTTATTTGGTACAGATGGTAATTCACCCTCAAATTTCATTTTCTTTTCCGATAGTTGACAAATGCTCCTTTCTCAGTTCTCTAACAACTGGCCAAACTGCTGGATTGAAAAAATCATTAGTATGTTTCATAAGATGAATCATTCTGCCGTTTACAAGCAGTTGTTCATACCAGCCGTCACCATACGCTAACATATACTGTTCTACGACAGCTTCTTGATATTCTTCTTCATCTTTACAAAGATTTAAAATTCTCTCGGCCTTGACCTCGCCGACACGCGGCACTCCAAGGACATTATCAGTAGGATCACCTTTCAACAATTGGCAGTAATAATGTCTGATGGCCTCTTTTTCACTTACTGTAAATAACTTCTTTACCTTCATTGAGTAATGTTGGCCAGGAATACACTTAAGATCTTTGTCAATACTACAAATAACGTAATCAATATCTTTGGCTCTTGCTTCTTCTGCCCAAATTCTTATAAGATCATCTGCTTCCATCCCATCTGCCGCTACAGCTAGATCTTCTGCAATTGCTAATTTTCGTAATGTAGGGACAAATCTATTTTGTTTATTCGGATCAGTGTGACGATTCATTTTATAAGAAGGCATAATTAAATTACGATAGTTATTCTCTCCTTTTACGGCCATCAAATATTCTTCACAAAAAACTTCATCTAGCAACTCTTGTAACTTTTTCTTGAAATTGTCCCAAGACTCTTCTAAATAGTATCTATCTTCTTCTTTAGTAAATTCAAGAGGAATTCTTTTACCGTTTTCGTCTAGCTTGATATAAGAAATACCTTCCTCAATTTTAGCTTTTTTCATCCATCTCGGCGCACATGCATGATAAGCTAATACATCACCGTCGATTATTGCTAGCACATATTTTTCCTTTTGATCTTAAAAAGAAGCTCATCATAAGCAAACGAAACTTCTTTGTTTTTCCAATAATCACCAACTGTACGAATCTGATCGTACTCGGCATCAACGCATAATACGTCTTCTACGCCTCTAATAATTCTGTACTGTACTGGAGAATAATTCAAAGCCTTCATATATTGAAAAGCTATTTCAGAATTTTCTGCAAAAACGTATAAGCGTTTGTTCATATTTACCTCAATACCCGTACATTTGATTTTCCATATCTTTCAAAATATTTCTTGCTAGATCAAAATTACGATCCCAAAGTGCACACTCGAGATCTCTATGATATCTACGGAACTCTCCAAAGACTTCTTCGATAATTGCTCTTGTACTAACTTCAATTGCTAATGGCAATTCACTTTGATGTCTTATATAAACTTCATTTGCGATTGCCACATGGATTCTATACTTAGTAAGATAATCGAAACCCCTTACAGGTTGCTCATTAAGATCTCTTGTAATTGTAGCAAGAGGCATACAATCAGCTTTGTGTACTTCAAGATTGGTATTGCGAATTGCTTGTACAAGTTTACTCATTCAGTATTCTCCTTCTTGAATTCATCACATAGATAAGCTTTGCATGAATGAATACGTCCAGTGATTGTTATAAGTCTCCAGCCCTTTTCTGTTTGATCCCATGTAAAGCCACCTCTCTTACAGTATTTACAGACAACATCATCGTATTCATCTTCAGGCCAATAAAAATCACAGTAGTCTTCTATTGCCATTCTTCCTCCCAAAGATAATCCAACCTAGACCATACCAGTCTTTGCCGCAAATGTCACACTTCTTGGCATCTCCCATCATACCACCGTCTGTAGTTCCAGACCAGTGTATTTCAAAGAAACACAAGATTCGTTTAAGGATTTTCATTTGGTACTTTAAATACTGCAATAATACGCTCAGAGGTATTCCATCTAGTGATAAATTGCCAGGCTGCTTTTGCCATAGCCACATCAGAGGATTCATAAACGATATCTTCGGAAACAGAATTACGTCCAATTATTCTATAGACTAGCCACGATGCTCCTTGCTCAAAATTTTCTGTGAAAACATACTCATTATATTTCATTTGTCACCGAATTTTTTGATTAGTTGCATTAATCAATTCCTCGTTACCTTCATTTTTTAAGATAAATTCCCATGCTTTGTCGGAAACGTCTTTAAACGTAGTTATGTGAAGTTGTGTTCGACTGTTTCTTGGAAAATCTTTAGCAATACCGTATATGATATAACAATCGTAGTTACTTACGATTGTTTTTACTCTTTCAAATTTAATGAACATCACGCCAGTTATCTCCTATTTTAGCTCCACCTTCCATTATACTAATGCCATACAACAAAGGACCGTCATGGAACGCTTGTTTACCAATGGCTGCAGCTCTTTCAGAATATTCTTCAGGCACCATAAAATCGATTTCATCATGATAATAAATAAGTGGAATATACGGAATATTCTCATCTTCAAGACGTTCGACAGTAAGCATGAGAGCTGTTGAGCAAGTTGCCTTTTCAGCTCCTTGTAGAAGGTATACGAGGAGCTTATGGAAACTATCCACATATAGACGGTTGCCAGCAATAGAATAAATATATCCGTCCCCGTACTTCTTAGTACTAGCATAAATTTTCTCCAGCTTGTCTAAAAGATCTTTAAATCCAGGAACAGCTTTAATAAATTCTTTCTTTAGCATGCTTCCTTTTTCTTCATCAATAGTCCCGAAAATATAACTCCAAAGCTTGCCACCTGAAGCACCAAATAGAAAAGCATATAAGATACGTTTAGCATTAGGTCTTGGGACAACATGCTTAATTCCCATTATCTTGAGAATGCTTGTTAGCTTATCTGCATTATACTGATGGATGTCACCATGCAACAAGGTGTTAATATAACTTTTATCACCTAAATAATGTGCTAAACCACGTGCTTGATTACCACTAGAATCACAACCAATAACCTTCCAGCCTGGTTTACATTTAAAAAGAGCTCGCATTTCTTTTCCCCAAGGCTTATCTACAGCAGGCACATTTACAATAATAGAGTGAGTAGCACGCATACTAGGAGTACCGATAGTCATCATATTACCGTGCAGATAATCATCTTCATCTATATTCTCTAACCACGTCTTAAGAATACCGTATCTAGCCTTAGTAGACATAAACTCGGTGAAAAGTTTACCATCACCTCCAAGAAATTCTAAGCTATCTTCAGTGATCTTTGGTGATGATCTCTCCCGAGTTCTCTTACCCTTTTCGTCTTTCTTATAGTTCCAAGTAGTGGGTACCCAACCATTTCTAAATAGAAACACTTTAACATCATTTACAGAATCTAGACTGAGTGGTCTTATTTGTACTCTACAATAATCACCAGCAATAGGACGTTCTTCACCTTCATATCCTGAGAATGGATCTACATCAAACCAATTAGCAGTATGTCTATCATAAGCACCGGACTTGACCCATTTAGGACTTTTGACTTCTACAATACCTTTCTTTTTATCTACAGGTTCACAGGTATAGCCAAGTTTACCCTCTAGCTGTTGATGTGCGTGTTCCATTTCTACTGTAAACGTATCGAATAGAGCGTAAGCATTTTCTTTGTCAAAAGGCCAGCCATGTAGTTTTGCTGTTGCTCCCCACTTTGCTGCAGCATGCTCTGAGCGAAGATACACATCAAATTGAGGATTCTTTTTTACTGTCTCTTTATATTCTTCAAGAAGAACATCATAAATCTTTAAATTAAGCTCAACGTCGTTCTTACAGTAGACAAGCATCTCTGGACTATACTTGGTAAAGAATAAAGGATCATTAATTTCGATTTTTGGGAAACCTAAGTGTTTACCCCATACTTCGAGGCTATGACCTTCCGCTCCAAATCTTTTATAATTCAAAGTTTGAGACATTAATAGAGTATCTTGAAGCTTACATTTCTTAGGAGGTTTCCATCCATAAAGTTTCCATAAAAGCGGAATGTCATAATCACAGATATTATGACCAATAAGATGTGTTGCATTGTTGAAAGTATCTTTCCAAGAAGGGTCATCACCAAGCCAATGAGAATAAGTTTTAGTGGTAAAATTATAACCTACAATAACCCACATTTTTGTTGCTTTCAAGAGCAACTCATTTGCTTCGATATCAAATAGCCATTTACTCATCTTCTTCTAAGATCTCCTTCCAAGCGAAACAAAGGTATTTCCATTCAGCTTCTGAGAAGTATTCCGGTCTACCTGCCTCTTCGTTTATTATAGGAGCTTCTGCATTGTCTGAAGCATGTCTCAGTAAATTCTTAATTAAATTGTGCATTGCCAACAATGAATCAGTACTCATCA